TATTTTCCGCTGTCAAAGACATATTCCAACTCCGTTATCAAATCATAATATCTTAGTAAAGTTGTTAATTTTTTTTCTGTATCTTTATTTTCATTAATAGTATCTGCAAAATTAATAGCTTCTGTTAACTTAATTTTTGTAATATCATCATCTATAGCAGGAACAAGTTTTTTCAAATACCTTTTTATTTTACCCACCTCTACTTGTACAAATTCTTTTAATGAAGTTGCATTAGAAACATTATTAATATATTTTCTCAATACTTCTTTTTGTTCTGTTGATAACTTAGAATACTTTTTATTAAACTTTTCTACCATTAACTGATAAGCAAGTAATCTAACATCTTTTTCTTCAGCAGTTATGGGAGATTTACTAATCTTTTTATTTGGATTAGATGAAATTAAATTTTCAACTATCGTATAGCGTGAATCAACTTCTTCTTTTGGACTATAACTTTCCATCGAAGATTCAATAGAAAATAGTTTCCAAATTGACGCCAATTGTTTAAAATTAGGAATTTTTGAAGTAAATAGTTTTTTTACATCATAATCTTCCTTAATTTCTTTTATTAAATTAAATTTTTCCCGTCTCAGAGAAGAATTTGTAATTTGTGCCCGTTCTTTCAAGACAGCATCTATTAATCTGTTTGCGCGTTCTTCAGAATTATATCGTTCTTTTGTTAAAATTTCATATAATTGTAATTCTTTTCCCAGCGCAGTATTTTTATTAAAATACTTTCTAACTAAATTTACAGATTTTGATTCTTTATTGCTCAGTATATCTGATGTTATTTGTCGAGTCAAAACTTCAAATAACACACCAGTATTTTTAATTTTACTGTGCTTCAATTTTTTTGACATATATCACTCCAATGATAATTAAATTCATTCTATAATAAATATTAAACTTCTAAATTTATATATATTACGTTTTAGAATTTATTTCTTTATCATATTCTTCTTTTACTTCCTCAGCTTCGTTTAATATCTTTGCATGAGGTTTAATTAATGATCCTTTTAATTTATCAAAATGAGCTAAGGCTAATGATTTTCCATATTTAGGAGAACTACTTCCACCTTTACGTTTATCGAGGGCTCCTAGCGGATCTCTACCTCGTGCACTACCATCTTTACCATAATGGGGGCCTTCTGTAGGTCTACCAGCTCCTGGTTGTCCACCTTCGGGACTACCACCTTCATCCTCTAACTCATGACCAGTTCTACCCATAGCTAAATCACTTGGTGTTCCTTGTGATTCACCAGATTTTGCTGGGTCGTTTCCTTCAGATTCTATCTGAGCTCTTCTAAATTTTTGTTTAAAATCGAAAATAATACCTTCATCTTCTTTTTTAATTTCTTCATCAGTAAATCCAAATATGTTTCTATATATCCAATCTGTAGAAACTATACCATCTTGTAACATTGAAGATGCAAGTGAAGTTTTACTCGTCCACAACTCAATTTTTTCTTGTTCATATATAGTGGAGGGGTTTGTTAATCCCAAATCGAAATTTACTAATTCTGAATCTTGATAGCCTTGTACATATAAATGTACAATTGCAATCTTCGTCAATTCTGAAACCACTATTCGTTGAATTCGTTCTATAGTTCTTGCAAATCTAACATCTTCTGCTGCTAATGTTGCTTTACTACCAACATTTTCTTCATATCCAAGAAATGCCTTTGGAACTTTCAAAGATGCCATCATTTTATTTCTTAAATACTCAATATCTTCTACTGCCTCATAAGTTAATCCAGGCAAAGAATCTATTTGTGTTCCACTATCTCCACCACGAACTGGTAAGAAGAAATCTTCTGTTATATTCTGCATGTTATATCGTAAATTATAATCACCTGTACCTTCTTCTACTACTGGAGCTTTTTTCATTTTAGCAATAATTTGATTCATATAATTATCAACTTCGTTTGGTGGAATATTACCAATATCAATTTTGAAAACTCTCTTTTCGGGTGCTCTCATGATTCTATGAATTAACATAGCATCTTCCATAAGAGATAACTGTTTCCAAGTCTTTCTACCACCTTCAATCATAGCTTTACCATACGGTAAATAATTTGAATCACCCAATAACCTAAAATGTGCAATTTCAAAATTTTCATATTCTTGTTGTATATGAGTTATTTTTACCACGTTTGGATCTGCAGGTTCTAACATAAATTTAACATACTCTGGATTATCTGGATCTATACCTTCCAATCTCACAACATCATAACTTGATAATGGAATTACATTTTTAATCCCATACTCATCATCGATTTCTAAATTTAAAAAGAAATCTCCATACTTACACATATTACGAACCCATGACCATAAATTAAATTCTATATTTAAAATATCATAAAATAAATTATGTAGTATTTGTTTAACCTGGTCATTATCACTATTGATTGTTAAAACATCTCCATATTCGCTTTTCATTGTTGATTCATCAGCATATATGTCAAGTGCACTTGCTATTATCGCATCTGAATCCATTGATTCATAATCTCTAAATAACCCTAACCGTAATGAGCGTACCATCGCCGTATCTGAATATCCAGATAATCCTTTTCCTGTTGAAAAGAGTCGTTGATATCTATCCACTAACCCTCTTTGTGGTAAATATTGTATTTTACTCGTATCTGCTACTTTTAACTTTTTTCCACCAACGTTTCTAACAATTACGTTAGTTGAAAATAACCTAAACAGTCGAGCTCTTATTGATTTGTCTGCCATACTTTCCTCTAATTAATTAACCATTCTAAAGATTCTTTATCTTTTTTATTTCCAACATCCCATTCCCAGGATTCCTTTCCGGGGTTTGTTTCTGTTATATAAATACCAGGATTCATATCTATTCCTGTTAAAGTTTTCTTTTGTAATTCTATTCCTTCTGCCCTTAATCTCAATGCAGTTTCTCTAACCCACAATCCAATACCAAATGACATTACTAAGTCATCATTGTATCCTGACATTGCTTCGGCCTTACTTCCGTTATATATAAATACGAATAATTCATCAATTAACCTCTGAGAATAAACTTTAACTGCCCTTTCTCTGAAAAATTCTTCTAATTTAGAAATAACCAACGGTCTTGTTTTTACAGACATTGTAAACCCAGGAATCATTTGTTTTTCTTGTCTATAAATTTTATTAGTCATTTGTTTTTGTGTATCTACATATTGTAAATCTTTACTCATATAAAATAAATTTTCATATTCTCTATCTATTACTTGTTGAATTGCTGCCCACCCTATTGTGGCGTTTTCAATTACCAATAATGCGTTATTATATTCCTGAGATATATTTACAAGTAAATTACCATAATCTCTTGTAGAAATCTTACCTTTATATTCCGCTACTTGTTTACAATCTTCTACTTCCATAACATGAAATGCTGAATAGTCAGTCGCGTCCCCCCTACTAACATCTGCACTCACCACATAATCTTTTGTATAATTTGGTTGTTCCCATATCCAAACATTACTATCTACTCCTCGTCTTTCAATTGGATCTTTTACCATATTGGTTCTATATTCTTCTAAAATAACACCATCTACTACTGATTGTCCTGAAGTAATAAAGTCACAATCACATTCTTGTGCTGCCATTGAGGGCCCAAGTAAATTGTCTTGTTCCAATCTCCATTCTTCATTTCTCTCAGGATGTAAAGTCCAATGTAATCTAATCATATTCCAATCATTAGTACCATCTTCAGCATCAATCCAAATTCTGTGAAACCAATTTCCCACACCATTCGGGGTAGATAATGCAATACATTGACCACCCAAGGCCAATGTTTGAGATGCAGCAGTCCATATTGTATCTATTTTAGGAATAAACGCCGCCTCATCTAACACCAATAAAGATAGTGCTTCTGAACGACCTGCTTCCTCTGAACTTGCTATTGCCTTAATTTGAGAACCATTTCTATATCTTAATGATAATTTATTATCTTCTACACAATTAGCCTTTAACCAACTTGGTAGATTTGCGTGCATCACACGAACTTTAGTAACGAGGTTTTTTGCAGTATCTTGTTTTGTGGCAATAACCAAGATATTCTTATCATTATGAAAAGTCATCATCCATAAAGAATACCCTGCAGTCAATGTTGATATACCTAATTGACGAGCCTTTAAAAGTATATTATAATCGTTCTGTACAAAATCATTTAAAGTTTTTTCTTGAAAGTCATATAATGCAAAAGG